TAATAAATGGCAACAGGATTTCCAGCAAGCACCGGAGATGTTCTCTCAGCTGCGATGTATAATGGTTTAGTTACGTTTGACGTTGAAACCGACAAGACAGCTGACTACACGCTAGTTTTGGCTGATAGTTATCAGAACCTAGTGCCAATGAACAAAGCCACGGCAGTAGCCCTAAACATTCCGACCAATGCCACAGCTGCAATCCCAGTAGGCACAGTCATTACAGTATTAAACAAAGGCGTTGGTGCAGTTACGATCAGCGCAGTTACATCCGGCACAACAACAATTCTATCTGCTGGCGCAGTAGCCGCATCTCCTACTCTTGCACAATACAAGACCGCTGCTTGCATTAAAACTGCAACAGATGTCTGGTATGTAGTTGGTGCTATCGCATAATGATTGGTAACGCAGTAGCAGGTATTTATGGAACAGGTGCGCCGCCAATTCCACCTTCATCTTATGAATCTATTGCAACTACAACACTTACTACTTCTTCATTTTCGTTTACTTCTATTGCGCAAACTTACAAGCATTTACAAATAAGAGGCTACTTCATTCCTAATACTGCTGGTTATACGCCATACGTTAGATTTAACGGCGCGAATGGCACTTATGCGCACCAACTTTTTGGCAATGGAGCAACTGCAACTGCAACTGCAACTGCCACATTTATGAATGTTGCTTTATCTGGTGGCATACAAGATACTTACCCATTTGCTTTTATTATAGATGTGCAAGATTATTCAAACAGCACCCGTAATAAAACATTTAGAGCATTTTTAGGACAAGAAATGAATTCATCGGATGGTCAAGTAGTTTTAGCCAGCGGTTTCAAAAATGATACTACCGCAATTACTCAATTAGGAATAACATTTGGTATTGCTGGCAATGGTTTGGCAGCCCTATACGGAATCAAAGGATAGACAATGGCTGCTGGCGCAACTTACGAACCAATCCAAACCTACACACTTGCATCTGCCGCTTCCTCAATTACCTTTAGTTCTATTGCTGCAACCTATACTGATTTAAGAATTGTATTAACTAGCACTGTTTCAACCGCCGATCCTTTACTTGTTCGTTTTAACGCGGATTCAGGCGCTAACTATTCAAGAACTGTTCTTGATGGCGATGGAAGCACAGCAGGTTCACTTCGGCAAACAAGCACAAATCAAATTTTTATTACACGCGTTAATCGTTCAACAACAATTCCTGCTCTAAATACAATAGATTTATTTTCTTATGCTGGTAGCACTTACAAAACTGTTTTAATTACAGATGTTGCAGACCAAAATGGTTCAGGAGTTATTGCTAACATAGTTGGTTTATGGCGATCTACTTCTGCTATTACCAGCATAATTCTTTCTACTCTTAGTGCATATAACTTTAATACTGGCACAACCGCCACACTCTATGGCATTAAGGCGGCATAATGGCTAATACATATACGCTAATAGAAGCCCAGACTCTTGCTTCATCTGCCGCGAGTGTTACCTTCTCGTCAATTCCTGCAACTTATACAGATTTAGTTTTGCTTGTTTCAAGCCGCATAGATGGTGCCGGCCTTGCCGAATATATTAATATGATTTTTAGTTCTGATTCAGGTTCAAAATATTCTCGGACTTATCTTGCTGGAAGCGGCTCGGCAGCAAGTTCAGGTAGAAACTCTGCCAATACAGTTGGTGGTCGTTTTTACGCAGATGGTTCCACAGCAACTTCTAACACATTTAGCACGACTGAAATTTACATTCCATCTTATACAGTTAGCCAAAACAAGCCTTATTCAATAATTACAATGTCTGAAACAAATGCGGCAGCAGCCGATATGTTAGCAGTTGCTTCTCTTTTTTCTAGCACAGCCGCAATAACCTCAATAGCACTTACACCTGCATCGGGCAATCTTGTAACAGGCTCATCATTTTATTTATACGGCATCAAGAACTCATAAGGAGAAAACAATGACAAAACCAACACGCGTAGAAGTGAACTGCACAACAGGGGAAACTTCTATTATTGAACTAACCGATGCTGAAATTGCGGATATGCAAGCGGCGCAAGCACAAGCCGAACTAGATCAAGCGGCTAAAGATGCGGCAGATGCAGATAAGGCAACCGCTAAGGCTGCACTCTTAAAGCGTTTAGGCATTACTGCCGATGAAGCGGCTTTGCTTCTAGCGTGAAACCACGCCTAAGTAAAAGTGTTATTCAGCTACGCGAACAAGTAGATGACACATATCCGAACCGCGACCGCAGAACTGACGGCACAATCGGAGATGCTAAACACGACAGTAAATCAGATCATACGCCTGATGCTGCTGGCTGGGTTCGTGCCGTTGACATTGACGCAGACCTCACAGACCACAAATCTGAAAGTATCTACTTGGCAAATCAGATTCGTGCATTTGCAAAGTCTGACCCTGCTAAACGCATTAGTTACGTCATACATAACCACAAGATTGCCAGCCGTATCCTTAACTGGAAATGGCGTAAATACTCAGGCAGTAACCCACATACCAGCCACATCCACATCTCCTTCAATAAAGGCAAGGCTGACAATGATGGTTCTTTTTTTGAAATACCTATGTTAGGGAGTAAGCAATGAAACATCCTATGTTCCTTATGTCCGGTGCGTTCTTAGCAGCATGGGCTGCAAGTAACTTCTCACTTGATTACCGCGCAGTTCTTTGGGCTATCCTTGCCGGAGTCTTTGGATATGCGACACCTAAGAAATGACAATCTCTAGCGCAAACTACACAGTTACAACCACACGTTCAGTAGTAGTAGCTGATGACCAAGCAGCTGAGGAAGTCCACTTTCACTCATCATCAGGCACGTTGTATCTTGGCGGTGCAGACGTAACTGTTGCTAATGGATACCGAATGGATAACGGCGATAAAACAGTAATCCAGAATCACGGTAACGCTATCTATGCTGTTACTTCTGCTGGCACATCCAACCTATCAACGCTGGTAATTCAGAAGTGAACCAACAAGATTTCTTCACGCTATACATAGCAACAGTCTCCATCATCGGTGGACTTTCAGGCTATGTCATTACTCATTTACTGGGTGAAATTAAACGCCTAAACTCGCGTGTTGATGAGATTTATAACATACTTTTAGAGCGATAATTTAGACATGGCACGCAAGGTTAAAATTCAAGACGATACATACTCTCCACTAGAGATGTATTGCATCGGCCTAAACGAATACTATAAGGCTTTGCGCAAGGCTGGATTTACTGTAGATATTGCAATGGCAATGATTATGGACAAGGCCAGTTACCCAGAATGGCTACTTCCTACGCCTATTGACTTTGACCCAGACAATCCGAACTTCACTCCCTATGAGGATGACGAGGACTAACCTTGAAAATCGTAGTGATAAGTGATCTACAAGTTCCCTTTCACAACCCAAAAGCAGTAGCCAACGTAGCAAAGTTTATTAAGAAGTTTAAGCCAGATGAGGTTCTTTGTGTCGGTGATGAGATTGACTTTCAGACGATTAGCCGCTGGAGTTCAGGCTTTGATGAACACTCCAAGACCATCGGCAAAGACCGAGACATGTGTGTTGATGTCATGTATGACCTGCAAATCACACAGCTCTCACGATCTAACCACGGAGCGCGGCTCTTTAACTCCATTTCTACTAGACTGCCTGGACTGATAGGCGCACCTGAACTAGAGATAGAGAATTTTCTACGCTTACCAGAGTTAGGCATTAAGTATCATAAGAAGCCTTACGAGATTCCAGGCACTAACTGGATTATGGTGCATGGCGATGAGCAGAGCACAAAGCCACAAGGGGGCATAACAGCCCTAGAAGCCGCTAAGAGACACGGAAAGAGCGTAGTCTGTGGACATACACACAGGCAAGGAATATCCTCTTATACGCAATCCTCAGGCGGTTTAGAGGTATCTCGGCTAACAGGCTTTGAGGTGGGGCACATGATGGATACACGCCAGGCTTATTACACTAAGGGCACCTTTAACTGGCAAGCCGGGTTTGGCGTCATATACACAGATCGTAAACGTGTATTGCCAATAGCTGTGCCTATTGAAAAGGATGGCTCATTTCAATTCGAGGGCAAAGTCTATGGATAAGCCTTGCTGCGGCGAGGAATGGCTTGGATTTGAGGAAGATTTTGTTATCAAATCGTTATCAAAATATGCTTGTATGAGGTTGAAATAGC